AGGTTCGTGCATCCCTCCTCCATCATTATCCCCTGCCCAAACGCGCCCGTCTCAAACCGGGGATTGTCAACCGTGACCATGCTGCCGTCCTGCTTGTATGCAATACTACTTCTTATAAAGACTGCTGCATTCTCACCCATGTCCGGCCTCCTTATGCCAAACTTACATCTACTGTAAGGACCCAGGTAGAACCAGAAGCCTTAGTGCCCATAGCTTCCACTTTTCTATTTAAGTTTGTTGCAGCGTCACTGTTTCCGTTGGAAATAGACCATTCATTCCAGGTAAAGTTACCCTCAGTAGACCCGTAAGTAGATTTAAATGTCGCTTTCTGACTTGTTCCATAGGTTGGGTATCCAGAATCCATTCCTTTATAGATTTTATTTGTTCCCTGTAACCCCGTCTGGGTTGCTGCTGCTGCGGCGCTGGAATCGCCAACACCAATACAAGCATTGGCATTGGCAAAGTTAGTTCCAGCTCCACCGCACAATAAAGTCCATATCAAGTTAATTCCTTCATTTAGAAGCGTATTGCCTTCTAAATGAAGAATTTCATCAATTATGCCTAAATCATAATGCTCTTGCGTAAAATATTTATCAATTTGGGCTTTTACTATCCACTTTGCTGTTTCTTTACTCATAAATCTAATCCTCCTCTTAGGTGCTCCAGTTTCCAGCAGTATCCTGCACAAAGGTTTTAATAATTTTTGCCCCATCACCAGCAGAAGCGACTTCCAAGTCTGCACCTTTAATAGTGCAGTTGATCGGAGTATTCGCTGTTACGCTGCCACCAGACATGTTTGTAGAGCCTGCTGTTATCGGGATTTGAGTGCCGGCGTCATGTAGTGAACCAGTTGCCGGCACAACCTTGACCTTCCACGCCTGCCCAGCCTGATCGGCCTGGAAACTAAAGGCGCAGGTATCTTTACCAGTCTGCTTAGAGATTTTGGTTACATCGGGACCAGAAGTAACGGTAACAGTTGGAATGGAAGTATCAAGAGTAATGCTATCTGATGTTTCCGAAGACACGTTGTAAACATCGTCTCTGATTTTCAGATAGACAGTTTTGGACCCATCTGTTGCCGAAAGCTTGATTGTTTTTGCGGTCGCATAAGTAATCCAAGCACTGCCCACCTCAGTGTCCTGCACATTGGCATCATAGGTAATATCAACGTTACCCCAGATTTTCATCTGGTAACCCGTTGTATCCCCATCAGAGGTTGAAATAGTAACATTTTGAACCTGGGTTGACGCATATAACCCAGAGTCAAAACTAATGCTTGGTAATCCTGGTCCTGTGGTATCTAGTGTTAAATTGAAAAAATTTGCCAACTCATTTCACCTTTTCCTTTTCATTTGAATTTCTCATAGCTTCATCCTATCCCGCCTACCCATACCGCCACGCATCTTCCGCGTAAATTTCAGCTATTTCGGCGGCGGGTAGGGCGCGATTGTAAACTACGGCTCCTGAACAAACAGCCAATCGGAAAACTGTATCGTAACACTGCTGCCATTGGTGGTCAATTGCATGCTAAGCACAACTTTAGCATCCAGCCCCGATCCAGACGGCAGTGTTGTTGTTATGACTCCGAATTCCACTCCGTTAATGAAAAATGTAACCCCGCTTGTTGGAGTAAATACCGCATCCAAGATATAAAAGCCGTTTGACGTAAAGTCTAGTGGGTAAGTGCTTTCATTTGACGCATTGCCAGTTAATCCGTAGATATAGCTAGAAGTAATTTTAAAGCCAAATTTGTTACCACTTATTCCAGGGGACCCTACTATGACATATAGACTTGATATATTTGCTGCGNCTGAAATATTTATGCCAGCACGAAATCTCCTTGGTTTGCTCCATGTCAGTCCCGCGCAGGGGTAGGTTATTGTTTTATACACATCTACAGTTCCAGAAACTGTAGATATTTGAGGCACTTTATCCACCCCGGAATAAGCCACGTAACCGCCGCCGAAACCATCCAGCGAGTCGAAATACGTCTGGTAGATATATCTATTGAACGGATCTTTTGCGTCGACTGTATCTTTTCTGGCTATGTCGTCACTAGCCGCCGGCGCTGCTACCTTTGCCCGGCCGTTTAAATCGCGAGCGACTATCTTATACGACGTCGCCGATGACGTTGCCCCGTGCGCCAGGTTGTTGTTTACTGCACCGTTGTTTGTGTGCGTGTTAAGGCTGTCGTCCAGTTCATCGGTTTTGTTCTCATTGTTATTCAAACGGTCAGCACTGATCCCGGGGGGAGATCCGTTGACGTATGTTGTTTTAGTGTAGTCTCCTAGCGCCATCTGTTATCACCTATCCTCTGGAAATAGTGTCAGTGCGTCTAATTGTCCAACTTTCTGTGTTTGATTTTTGCCGACTATAAAGCACACGGGCAATCATGATTCCTGTGTTAATCGTTCCCGTGGCTCCAGCCCCCGCAAACCATCCGATTTCCTCGCATTTGAACGAGTTCGCCTCCGTATCAGAAACATAAACCTCCGTGTATAGCTTTCCCGCTATTACCGGATCAGGGTTCTGGCTAGTCACCAGTTTACGGAATTGCTCAGCTACCAACTGCGTCTGCCCATTAGCCGGGGCTGTCGCGTTATTACCCAGCGCCACATATTTAATTTTCCCGTCAGTGATAGTGCCGCGCAGTATATCGCGAAACATATTCAGGCCAGCGTCTGTAATTAGATTCGGATTAATTGTGCCCCGCCATAGTTCGCGGCCCTGGGCGTCACGAAAGATTATTTCCCACTGCCCCAGCCAAGATGTGATCTCATTTTTGTTCATCATGCCCTGCCTTTCAAATTTCAGCATGGATATGTGCCATTCGCCGGATATAGACTTTCGGACGGGAGCGGGCATGCATACCCAACCGGATCTATGCTTTCCGCCCATTGCCACCACTCAGCGACCTCTACAGGCGGTAACAATTCGGCTATCTCCGCCCATTCCCAAATATCTGTTTTGGCGATGTATTTTTCTAGCGGGCCTTCTTCATCCCGGAGTGTGCTTTTTTCCAGTGCCCCTAAGCGCTGCGCCAAGTCTTTGAGTACCTGCGACACATCCCGTTCTGGACTTTCAAGTTGCAGCTTTATGTTTACCCGCGCGTGGCCGGGAACGCTGTCATACGCTACTTCCTTTATTTCTAAGTATGTGTTTATGTTTAGGTCCGGTATTTGCACAAGAATGTATTCTCCCGATTTATAAGTCCCGCTGAAGGGCTCAATACTACCGGAAATAACTGGTTGATTGTATTTGTACAGATGCCGCAATCCCAATTCCAGCGCCAAGTCTTTATCATCGGTGTCTACCCGGATAATATCCTCAAACTCACCATACTGTCCCTGACTAATCGGTTCGTCCAGGAGAAGCTTAATTGGATAATTATAGCGGTATGATATGCTTCCATTGCCACTTATGCATAAATCAGGCACAAGTAGCTTTTCTGCAGCATTCAGCAAAAAATCATATGTGCCTGGCTCATGGATATTTTGGATGCCAAGTGTTTTCTGCGCACCGTCGACAATTACGGTAACCGGCTCCCGCGGGGAATAATGCAACGGAATCGGTGCCGTACCGACAGTGACAGACTGAGTGTACAAGTCGGACAGCGCCTTGCCACCTTTCACCCACAGCTTGTTAACCAGCTTGCTGCTGTTTGGAGTAAGGCTGGAGCTACCTTTTTTGTACGTGCCAGGCGATAACACGTATCTGCTTACTCGGCTTCCGGAGGGGAAAAAATGAACTGTTATTCCCGCCACGGGGCTATCACCGCCTAACCCGGATATAGTGTTTCTAGTGGATATAAATTTTCAGCCGGCCATGGCGGGTGATAGACCATGAACTCTACCAGTTCGCCCCAGCCATTGCCCTCTGTGACGGGTATTTCCTCCGGCACGGGCTCGTCGATGAACCATTCGTAACCAGATAGCGCACACAACTTCTCCATGCAGTCAAAAAGGAATTCATCGCGAAAGCTGATTGTGATCTCTTTGTCGCACGATATGACGCCGTCACGACTTACCCAGGACATGTATTTTTCGAAAAGGTCATTTACAATAGTGCTTATGGCGCAGTTTTCGTAATTCTCCGTGACCATAATCTTCTGCGCCCGGCCAGTGTAACACATGCCCTCCAAGTGCGTTTTTATCATGGCGCCGTCTACTGTTTTGGTTGAATTAAGCAACCATCCGCGAAAAAAATGATCGCCCTGGCGGATACGAACGTCGCTGCCGACTGGGAAAGCATCTAGCAAGCTATTATCTAAACGAGACAAGGTTAAGGAAAATGACCCGACGCGCGATGTTGCAGACAATGTCGTTGAACATCGGTCGTATGTTTTTATCTCCTGCGCTTCTCCTCCGGGCGGGGTGATGGTTATTTGCGTACTCACCATGCGCCTCCAATGGCTAGACCATACTTACCAGCGATACGGCCAGATACTTTGTCAGCGAATTCTTCGATGCCGTTCCTGCCGACGATGGTCCCGCGGTTCTCGATGTGTACATGCAGTTCATTGCGCACCGACGACGCGGTAAGGTTCTTGACTGCGTTTAAGAGCGCGCCGGCTAGCAGCGGCTGTATCCGATCTAACGGAATTACCGCCTCCGGTCCTCCACGTTCGGCTATGGCCGCCAGGACTGGCCGCATGGCTATGCCGCCTTTGGCCAGCGGAATGATACTTCTTAGATGTGCTATATAGTCTTCCATTGACGCGTATCCATACCCTAACACTTTTCTGTTTGCTATTTTATACTTATATTGGTCATCTTCGCTTTGGGAGTCTCTGTAGCCAATGTATTTTTCTACGCCCTTTATTGCTGATTCGATCCTATATTTGGCTGATTTTAACGCTATATCCTTCGCCTCATCCACGCTCTTCCCGGATACTGCGGCGCCTAACGGGTTAGATATCTCGCTAAGCGCTGAATAATCACCGCCGGCGTCAACTATCATCTGCGCCAGACGCGCGTCAGAATTAATTTTCTCAGCAAATTCGTCTTTGACGTTCTCCTCTATCTTTGCATGCTTTTTCTTTGTTCTTTCATCATTTTCTGCTTCGCGATCCAACTCTGCCTTTTCCGCGCGCCTGGCGTCAACCTGTCTCTCTAATTCGGCTATGCGATTCATGGCACTGGCTACTTCGTCTGATACTTCGCGCGCCATCCCACCTACTGATTCTTTAGCGCGGTTAGCTGATTCTTCGATATTTAGGTTGGCCTCAACTATCCCATTTGAGTATTCGAGCATTTTTATTTTTGCGTCCAGTAGCTGTTTTTTAAGCTCTATCGCCTCTTCTGAATTTTCTCCCTGGGCTTTGGCCATTTCTTCATAGGCAATTGTCAAAACATTAACCTGGCGCATGGTATTATCTAATTCCGCCGCCAGTTGCTGCTTCCTAAGTATCAGTCTTGCTGCTTCCGACGCATTAACGCCGAGTTGAAGTTCTTGCAGTTTAAATTCCCTAGTCGTTATTTCCATAGCCCTGCTGAGATTGTTTACCATTGTGCCCGCGACGTTCTTGATTGCATTGGCAAGCAATTGGGCGTTTGTAATTGCTTTGTTGCTGTTTTCCTCTATGCCCTTTGCTAACCCTTCAGCCACCATTCGACCGAATTCCTTCATTACGATTGATGGGGAGGCAATCCCAAGGATATTCTTTACTGTTGCACTGATCTTGTCTGCCAAATTTGATGCTGCGGCAACAGCCCGGCCAATAAATCCGGTGATGCCGTCTATCATCCCCTGAACTATGTTCTGCCCCCAGGATACCGCCTGCGAAGCGAGCTCGTTGAAATAACTCTTTATCTCATCCCACTGCGATATAATTATCCCGATTGGGTGGTATTTGTAAAATACGTTTACAGCTGCTTGCCACATCTCGGTTATTGTTGATTTTATATTTTCCCATGCTGCTGAAGTAGCAGATTTAATTCCTTCCCATACCTCACCTAATTTATTCCCTAACTCATTGGCCTTAGCCTTTATAGTGTCCCAATTCATATAAAGGAGGACTCCGGCGGCAACGATTGCAGCTATCGCGATCCCGATTGGCCCAAGACCAAGGACAAGGGACGCTATCTTAGGGATGAGGGTCGTTAAAACCCCTGTCAATTTTGTTGCGATACCAACGACAGAGGTAAATCCGGTCGCCATGCCACCTATGAGCATTAAGGCCGGACCAATCGCAGCGGCAATCCCAGCTATGGCTAAAGCAGCCTTTTGCCCTCCGGGCGAAAGGTTATTAAACCAGTCCGCCAACTCTTTTACCGCTGGAACAACGGTATTTTTAATGATATCCGCCAATGGTAAAAGTGCCGGTCCAATAGCCGCCTGCAGTTTCCGCATAGCCGTTGTCAAAGCAAGTCCAGGGTTATTGTCGTACACCGCTGCTGCCGCGGCATCAGTAGCCCCCTGAAAGCTTCCAAGGCTGTCTATGCCGTCGGCCATAGCGACTATTACCTTTGCCCTGATATCTTCCCACTGCGTCCCAAACAATGCCACTCCCGCGGCGTCCTGGGCAAGGGGGTCTTCCATGGCTGCTAGAGCAGCAATAGTTGCAGTGAAGGCCTGCTGGCCCTTTTCTCCGCCCTGCGCTATAGCCTGCCCCATCTGATCGGCATTAAGGCCGATAGCAGCGAACCCTTCAGCTGTCGTTTTACTTCCATCTTGAGCGCGGATGTTGAACTCCTTAACAGCGTCACCCACTTTATCCAGGTTAAATGCACCTGCTTGGGCGCCTGATATAAGGATACCGAGCATCTGATCGGCAGACATGCCCATAGTGGCAAATTGAGGTGAATACTCACGTATCGTATCCAGGAGTTCGCCTGTAAAATCTCCGCCTTTTTGAAATCCAACTGTAATTAAGTCAAGCGCGGACTGCCCATCCAGCCCGAAGTTTTTCATCATCACGCCAGCAGCGGCGGTTGATTCTTTTACGTCAGCTTGAAATAAATCAGCAATGGTCATCGCGCCTTCAGTGACTTTCTGCAAGTCATCTTCGGCCAAGGTTCCCATGTTCATCCGGACTTCTTTTATTGCTTCATTCGCTTCGCTAATATTTTCACCGAATCCGTTTACCCAAACAGCTCGCGCAACTGCGCCCAGGTCAGCTGCCTCTTCCGCTGTCAACCCGAGTTGAGCCTGAAGTTTCCCGGTAGCATTCTCGGCATCAATAGCGCCCTTCAACATCACCCCACCGGCTGCAACAATTGGGGCAGTGATACCGATAGACATTTTTTCGCCGACGCCCTTCATTTTTTCGCCTGTTTCGCCAGCCGCCCTGGCTAAATCAGCTATAGTATTTCTTGACTCCCCGGCTTGCCGCTCAAATCCGCGCAACGCTTGCTCTGCTGCCGCTATTTCTCTTTCAAAGGCGCGCATCTGACCTTGGCTGATTTCGCCGCGAGCAAATTGATCGCGAACTTGTTGTTCAGCAGCACGAAGCGCAAGCAGCTTTTCTCTAGAATTTTCCACGGCGCTAGCAAGTAGTTGTTGCTGCTGGCGAATAAGGCTAATATTTCCGGGGTCCATACGAAGCAAACGCTGCACCTGTGCCAGTTCAGACTGGGTATTACGGCCTTGTTGGTTAACCTCCCGAAGCGCTGCAGTTAGAGCTGTCGTCTCCGCGCCGATTACGATATTGATGCCACGTATGGATTCTGCCACCTACTTCACCTCCTAAAGTACAAAAAAAGATTGCTCCTGCTGACAATATGCAATATACTGATGGAAAATCAATTGGAGGGATGGCCATGAATGAAAAATGGAAAAGTAAAAAAGGTATTGGATATCTTGTCGTATCGCTTATTTTATTGGTTATCGTCATTGCTCTGATTAACGTGAGCGGCGGCAAAAAACCGGAGCAGGCGCAAGAACCGAAGGTTGAACATGATAAAATCTCCGCCAGTGTCATGGCAGAGGAGTTTGTGAGACAAAAATTAAAAAGTCCAGCCAGCGCCAAGTTCCCCTGGTATGACGACAGTATGATTAAGGATCTTGGCGATGGGAGATATATCTACAAATCATACGTTGACTCGCAGAATAGTTTCGGGGCATTGGTTAGAACTAATTTTACATGCTGTATCAAATATGCTGGCGATAACAAATGGGAGTGCGAGAGCCTTGAATTTAAGGATTAGACCTCAAAATACCACTTCATCTATATAACCTTCCATCACTCTGTCCCCACCCGCATCATCGTCAGTCATCCCGGCCACGATGAGCAGGTCGAACATATCCTCTATTTTCTCCTCGTCTATCTCACTCAGAAGCTTATTAAACGCACGACAGAATGACAGGCAGAAATAAATAATAGTTTGATACTCCGACAGATGGCTTAAACCCCTGCCGGAGCTATCCCGTTTTTTGGAATTTGTGATGCCTTCGTATATGCGACTCCTGTGACATGATCACGAATATAGTCAAATAGGGGAACAAGGTCATCCATCGAAACATTTTCCTCAATGGCCTCCCGGGTGACCTCAGGGTTACTAAAAGCCGTCTCAACCAGCCCGATCATTTCATCCAGAACATCTTCACCTTGAAGTTCACCAGACTGCTGCAATTCGGAAAATTTTATCATGCGGCGCCACAGTTTTATTTTCGGCTTCGGCAGTACTATTTTTTTGCCGTTGATTGTTATTGCGGGCGGAGTATTCATGGTTTCCTCCTAAAAATAATGGCGGCCATAGCGCCGCCCTGTTATGCCGTAGTAAAGTTGGTTATGGTTGTACCAGCTGCGATTTTCTGGCCGTAAATATCCTGCACATCGCCGGACGCAATGCCTATATGCGCCGTGGCGGCGGTAAGGTTTGCGGTTGGATCGAGGGTGACAACTTTGTGCGCTGCGTCGATACTGAGCGTGCCGGCAACGATAGTGCCGTCACTGGCTTTAATTACCATGAAATTATTTATAGTCACCTGTGATACGTTGATGGCGTTATTATATGTCCAGGTGATATTGGAGCTGACGACCACGCCGGTTGCCGCGTCAGCCGGAACTGGTGTGATGGTTAGCGCTGTGGGCACAGACTCAACGGTAGTAAACCAGTTGGTTCCAGTTTCTGCTACCCAGTCAACGTGGTCCTCGTCACCTATTTTCTTGTATGCCTGGTCGTATTCCCGGCGTAGGAAGCTTCCTTCGATAGTCGGTGTCTGCCATTTGATTTTTTCTTCCCTGGTCTCATAATCAGTTTTTGGTACTGTAAATTTACCCTTCAGGAGTTTTACGTATCGGTATTTACCGTTTGATTTTCGCGCCCTAAACAAAATAGCCACATCCGGCGGCTGGTCTGTAGTCTTCTGAACCATCACGCCGCCGGCTACGGTATGCCCTAGAAGTGCGGCCTGAGTAGGTAAATCGAGATCCTTAATATTGAGGCTAACCTTGATCGCCCCAACGACACTGGCGGCTTCCGCCGGGCCGTCATCTGCATAGAGCACTTCAACGCTACCGGCTGGGTCAACACCAATCTTGATCGCCCCCGGGATTGCCACCGGCGTTCCATATGCCACTCCGGAAGAAGTGTCACTTGTGCAAATCGCATAGTAAAGATTATCAACGCCTATTTGTACTGCCATTTTAACCTCCTATTATCTGGATTTCGTAAATTATCTGACGCAGTTTTTCTGATTCAATCCAGGCTTCGATTTTACTGTAAGGCAGATTTAAATCCTTGAGTTTGTTCTGCACCGATATTTCTGCAGGCAAATCCTTCATCTTTGTGTAGAGCTCCACTTGATAATTACCGATCTCTTCCGAATTGATGTTATCCGCATAAAGGTCCCCAGAATACGCGAATTGGTAGGTAATAAACGGCAGTGCTGTAGGTTGAGTGAATTCACCATAGATCACCGGCATGCCGAGACTTTTCAAAGCCGTATAAAGTTCGTCTATGGTCACACTTCATCACCCACTATTTTGTATGATCTGCCTAATTCTGCTCTCCAATGCCGGCATATGTCGATCGTGCGCCGGTCGTATATGTGGCTTGCCTGGTACCCGACCACCCCCCTTTTTTGCGTGGCCAAATTCCAGTAGGTGAACGCGGCGATAATGCTTTTTATTCCAAATGACGTATCGGCGCTTTCCCGGCAGCGACTTGTCTGTCTTGACGAATGTTCGCGCATACTCCCCTGTGCGCTTCGGAGCTGTTCTTTTGACTTCCTCCAGCACTTTATCTGCGGTGGAATATACCTCATCACCGATAGCCTCGCTGACATCCTCGGTATACCCCCGAACAGCACGTGTGATAGCAGCGGCAAGCTGATCAATTCGAATGTCGTTAGCCATATATCATGCCTCTTCTCAACCGTCACTGACTATTTTTTCACAGGTCAACTCAAGCTCTTCAAAGTAGGTCGCATAGGTACGAATGACGTTGTATCGGACTCCCTCAAAAAGAACTTTCTTCTCACCGTTGTACTCGTAGCCATGAATAACGAAGATCAGTTCTGGCCGCAAGCCGGCTGCGGCGGCATTGTAAAATTCTGTCCTGGCAACCGACTTTAGACTACATAGAATTGTTGTTTGAGTTTCAACCGGTATCTGGTTCCCGATCTCGTCTTCTGTGAATGCCTGCTGTATCAGGATAAGTTCAGTGTCATAAGTCATTACGCCACCACCCAGACGCCATTTACAATGTCTACAGCTGTCCAAACTCCATCAATATACATTTGTTTGCTGCCATCGATGCTAAGCAAATACACTGTATACAGGTCCGGAGAGGCCGGGAGAATATCCACAGCCAATATTGAGTCTACCCTTAACCTATTTACCGCAAGGTGAATGAAGAGGCTATGCAGTCGGTACTGTAGATGCCTCGGCATTCCAGTATCTTTATCCCGGCTTTGATATCTCCATGTGACATAATCAACAACGAAAATTAGGTGATGAGGGTTAGTCCCATCCAGGACCAACCCTTTCTCGTCTTGCAGTTCGGTTATCACTCCATCAGCGATAGCGGTTAGATAAGTGTCCCTGACCATTGTTTTGATTCCAAGGCGATCCTTAACCAGGTCCACGACTATAAAGGCATCCATACAATCACCTCACTATGCAGTGATTGTATAAGCTGCAGTCAGAATAGCAGAATTAGTCATGCCGGACTTAACGGCGATAGCCTTAATGTCCATACTCGTAGCAACGGCAATCGGGCCGTTATACTCGGTGTCAGTCGCATCTGGGGTAGAGCCGTCAATGGTATAGTAGATGATTGCCCCTTGAGTAGCACAGGTAAGTGCTACGCTTTGTGCTCCAGCATAGGTCCCCGCAATCGGCAGCGCCCTGGGCGTCGCTACAGTATTGGCGATGTCAGATGCAAAGGCCACAGATGTGGTCGGGGCAACGTTGGCGATATTCACCATTACGAAACCCTCGCCAACAACTGGAATCCCATCATAGCGGGCGGTTCCCCTGAATACGGTCTGATCGTCAATAAATCTGACGTGTTCCGAAGACGCGAGTTGGCTGCCGGAACGTTCCGCCAATAGGTAGAGAGATCCGTAACCACCAATGATGTCATTATCGGCGATAAACTCAAGCAGCACCACGTCCCCCCCGACGATAGGCATGGTTTGGTTTGCGGCTGCAACAAGGGCGCCGGCGGCGTTAAATGTTACACTTTTGGCCATAATGACCGCATACGTATTGCTGTTCATCGCCCACCATTTCTGCCCATTGCTGTAGTTTGGCTTGGCAATGAATAATTTTAGGGTCAGAGTCGCGAAGAAGGTTTCCGTTGTCATGCTGGTTGGATCAAATTTTTGTATGTTGGTGGCGTGCAGATCTGTCCAAGCCGGAGCGTGAGTACCCCAGTAGGCCGGCTGCGAAGTCTGCGCTAGACGAGTTGCGATACCAACGGGCATTTTGGCCCCGGTGCCAAACAGAACTGCTTTATCAATTGCATAGCCGATTGCCTGACCCAAAACATCAAGAATCTCATTGGCGAGATTCAGATCACTGTCTTCCAGGGTAGCATTGGGAATCGGAACAAACCCGCCGACTTTGTAACCATCAACCTCAACCTGGTTAAACAACAGTGCCAGTTCATTCAGACTTCCAACTGCCTCTGTCCAGATTGCTTCCGGGATTGTGCCGGCAACATTCTGACGAGCCTTCCCGGGCACCGGTTTCAAGTTAATCCTGTTGATTAATTTACTATATTTGTTCAGGTTATCCCGCAAGAGGTCAAGCACAACTTCGGGGATAGTCAATTCCGCGCCGGTAACAGCCCTCTGCTGCCCCTTGAAGTTGCGAACCCGGACCAAGAATTCTTTCACGTCGTCACGGGATATGAATGTGTTACGCTGATCCGAAGTTAAAACACCTAAAAATTTCATGCGATTGCTCATGCGTTGGGCATCCTTTCTTTGTTCTGTTTCTTCCCTGGGAGTCGGAGGGGTTGCAGGGGGCGTTTTCGCCCGGCTATCGATTTCATCCAGTTCTTTTTGCAGTTGCTTGATTTCATCCTCCAGCTTCTTTTTTGCATCTTCGTTAGCTTGTTGTTCGGCTTCAAGGGCTTGCTGATTAGCTTCGAACTCGGCAACGGCTTCATCTACCGTGGCCCGGTCTTCTTCTGATGTTTCTTCCGTGATCTCGTCTACCGCAGCCTCCAACTCCGCTTCACGGATTTTTAATTCCCCGGCCCGGGTTGTAAAATCCGCGTTCTTCCGAAGTTCCTCCAACTGGCTTTTCAGCCCGGAAATACGCTTACTAAGAAGCAATTGTTTTAACACCGCTTCGTCAACCTCGCTTTCATAGTATCCCGCCATGCTTGGACCTGGCGAGCTTTTACCTGTTCATAGTCCTTTTTCCTGGCCGCCACAGACGTGTCCTCATAAGCTGGGAAAGTAACCACCGACACTTCATAGAGTTTTACTTTTTTGATCGTCCAGTGTACACTGCCGTTTTCACCCCAGGTTGTTTCCTCTTCCAGGATATCAAAACCAAAGCTGCACTGGTCAACATCCCCACGTTCCACCCTAGCGTAAAGGTTTATTGCATCCTGGTCGGAGGGATTGATTTTAATTCGACCCCAAAGCCCGCGGGCATCGACCTTAAGCTCCAGGGTTCCGGCTTTATTACGACCGAGAACTAGCCTGGTCTCATGGTCAATAAGCGCCCGGATGTCGTCAGACAAAGCCCCGTCGAAGGCTGCCGGGTCTACGCTTTCTGTCGCCCCAGGCCAAAGCTCATACGCCCCGCCGAACACGGCAAAATAGCCCTCAATATATTTTTCTCCGTTGTCTTCGGCTGCCCGAAATTGCGTGGGTAAACTCCGGACCTGCCTTACACCTCTGCTCATTTTGCATCACCGCCGTTCAATTTCTTTTGTTGGCCCAACATATCCGCCGGAACATAGTTCTCCAGGGCCAGAAGCTCGTCCATTTCGTCATCTGGTGCCATACCTACCCAATCCCGCCACTCATTCCGACGCATAGCCATGCGGTCCACCATCTCACTGCCGGCGGTGATGATGTCGTTTAAGCTGTAAGAGTATAGCGACCTCGGATTAAAGCGCCAGTACAGATCAGGAGAGTAAAGCAATCCTGTGGTTAAAGTTTGCTGAATTGTCAAGGCAGTAGACATGATTCGCGTCCCAATGAAGTTGTTATACTCCTCCACCTTGAAATCACCAACCCCTACCAAAAAAGGCGGTACGCCGAAAATTCCGGCTACCGTCCTTTTATCCAGCTCTAGATTTTTTGCTATCGCCAGATCATGCAGCGTCAGCGGTTTGACCTGCTGTACATCGAACGCCTCCGCGGGGATAAACCAGGGACGCCCGTTTTCGCTTGAATCAAGGTACTGTTCGGAAAGTTTTTTGCGGCCGGTCACACTTGCAAATTCTTCCGTCAGCCCGTCTACCTTAACAATGATTGACGGCGCCGGGCTCTCCAAAAGCGCCTGCCTGGTTGCCCCGGCCTGGCGGATCCCCTTTATAACATCCTTAAGGACTGCCCGGTATCCGGTGCCCACCCACGGACGTTCAGAGTCCGGGTTTATGACAAAGTGCAGGACCTCGTCCGGGTTAAAACTTTGCCCCCCATACCGAATCACATATCCATCGGTTGTGTCTACGAAGCTGACCTGTGATGGCTTGAGCGGTATAAGGTTATCCAAGTATCCGTCCGGTGTGAACTTCGGGTATGTGACCTGGTTTCCGCTACCAGGAATAAGCAGCGTCCAGACCAAGTTATACATAAAAGCTTTCCTGGTCTTCAGCAACCGATTAGGGCTTATGTCCAGCTTACGCGACAGCTCATTTTTAACCCTGACATCTCCCTTGTCAGTGTTTTGCATTAAGTAGAGTGTCATGCTGCTCACCAGGTCCGCATAGATATGCGCACACATTTTAACTTCCGGGCAATCAGACAGCCTTGTGTATTGGCCGGCTGTTAAGATATTATAGGCATCGACCGAACAGAGCCAGGATGCGTCACTCCTTTTTTTTGTTGGAGTCGGCGCTCTTGTTTTGCTATGATTGTGTTTTTTCTTACTCATTCATCCAGCCACCCTCTCGCCCGACTTGACTTCTCCAGGTTCTCCAGCAGCCGGCAACTGGCAAATACCGCGGCATCGAAAACGTCTATCCTCTGTGTCGGCATAACCTTCTCATATTGCATCTGATCATCCGTTTTTTCTATGGCCTTTACATTCTGGACGCAATACTCAAAAGCTCCGGAGTGCAGGTAGTAGAATCTGCCGGCCTTTGCCTTTTGCTCAATACGCCGGAAACCTTCCGATTTCCGCCAGAAATATTGCGGCTGGTCCACAATAGAAAAGCCGGCCTGCTTCATACCGAGAAAATATTCACGGGAGAACTTTTTATCGTGACCAATCTGTTTTATCTTAAACCCTTTTTCTTTCATACCCTTAAACCAATTAACAATTTCCGCATAGTTGACTGTTGGGCTATTACTCATGGACAGCCAGCCGTCATCCTTCCAACCGAAAAGAGGGATATTGTCCTCATCCGCTTTTCGTGCGGCGGCCACAATCGGGAACCAGGCATGCGTAATGGCGATATCCACATCATCGTAACACCCATACAAAGATGCAGCCGTCAGGTCGTGCAGCTTGGATAGGTCAGCCCCACCGTACCAGACGATGGGGAGCCGGGCCAGCTCCGCCAGCGTCCACTTGTACTTGCGGTCAGACCTACGGAATTCCTCAATATTGAAATAGGTTTTCATTGCCGCTGTGTAAACATTCAGGGACTTGGCAAAAAAATCTTTCCGCTGCTGCGGGTCATTCTGGGCTTGCAGTGCGTCGTTCATAATGTCATCAGGCCGGACGGAAACACCGTAAGCAGGATTGGCCATCTCATGGATAACCGGATTAGTATAGTCCACATCCCCGTTTTCGTCCTGGTCAGCCTTGCAGATGAAAACGAAATAGGCTTCATCCCTAATTGTGCCATCCAGGATCTTTTTGCAATACTGCAATCGCTGATAGCAGAAGGATGTCATGTCGTCGCCGGCAGTAGTTATCCCAATCATCAGTTTATTTGTATAGGCCTTCATGGCTTCCTTGATGATGTTGTATTGTTTCGGTTTTTTGTAAGCATGTATTTCATCGGCTATCGCAATATTGCAGTTCAGCGAGTCCTGCCGGTCCGGGTTGGCCGCCAATGCCTTGATATAGATTGATCCGTCCCCCAGTTCGCCGCTAATGCTATGTTCTTGGTTGTTATCCAGCACCCTGAAATTATCCCGCTCCCCCATCTGGCCCAGGTTGAACAGGATGAAATTGAATGATTGGAGGGACTGTTCCAGGGCAGCCCCCACGATGTAGCACTTTGAGCCTGACTTTCGTTCAAGCAGTCCCAGCGCCCAGGCTAGAGCTGCCGCATAAGAGGTTTTAATATTCTTGCGGGGGATAAAAATAAACGCCTCTTTGAAGCGCCTAATTTTTGTCCCCCGATGATAAAATCCCAATAGGTTATATACCTGAAACTTATGGAACGGCTCCAGTAAAAACGGTTCTCCCCGGAGCGGTAATCCATCCAGTTTTTCCCCTTGGGCGTGAGTAAAAGTTTTTTCGATGATCCCAATAACGAATTCAGCGTCTTTCAGGTTGAAATCATATTCTGAATTTTTTAAGTCATCCAAGAATCTTTGGCAACCCTGGATCTGTTCCTTGCAGGCGATCTTTCGCCCTTCGACTATGCTCCTGGCATACTCCATTACCAGATCAAAGTTTTTATGTTTCTTTTTCAAGGCTCTTTAACGCAGCCGCTAATTTGGATTGCCCGGCCTTTTCAGCTGTCACAGTCTCTAATGCCTTCGGGTTGAGACAAAGGCGGTCGGAGTATGCTAAAATATCTTTTCGGAGAGTCTCAAGCGTGGCGACTATCGGAGCTTTCTTGCTGCCGCCCTGGTCCGTACTAACCTCATACTGGTAACCGCTAAGCTTAAAATCACCATTTAATTCACCGTACTGCTCCACCAGTTCAGCGTAAATATCAATCAGCCGGTTATACTCCGGTTTGTGAACCCCCAATTTCTTCATGTCCGTTATGGTCGCTCGCTTGATTGTCTCCTTACTCGGAAGCTTTACCACCTCTATCACCTCCGTTCCTTTCTTCATAAAAAAATATCCCTATCGACAAGTATATTTGTTGCTGCGTTCATATCTCTGTCATATTGGATTGGTCCGGTTAACAAACGCTGACACAAAAAAATTCCCAAGTGCGTTCTATTGGAAAGAGT